ATTTTTGTAAGGAGGGGCCTAATGCTTGTAATTGATACTAATATTTTATTAGACTTCCCTCAGATTATTGAGGAAGAAACGGATGAACTTGTTATTGCTACAGATGTTCTTAAGGAGTTGGATGGGTTAAAGTTACATCAGAATTTTGATGTTTCCTACAAAGCTCGCCGCGCCGCCGTTATAATTTCTCATAACTTAGATAAGTTAATATGGGATTGCTCTCTTGAAAAAGAAAGATATGACAGTGTTGATGATAAGTTAATTGAAATTACGAAACGTAGAGATGCTATATTGGTTACTAATGATGTTTACCTAAAAGTAAAAGCAATAACAAAAGGCGTAAAGACTCAGGCTTATGGTAAGACAGAAGCCTATACAGGTGTCAAGGAAGTTCTTATAACACCAGAACACGATACAATGGTTGGTCAGATACTCGAAACTGGAGAGATACCAGATGAACTTGGAAAAGTTTATGAAAATCAGTTCGTCCTTTTTAAGGATGTAACCTCTCCATTTGTAAATAAACACGGCGAAACTGATTATGCTATTTATGATAGCTTCATTTGTAGCGGTGGATATTTACATCACTTATGTGAAGATTATGAGTTAAGAATTAAGAACGAGTGGTGCGTCAAGCCCGATAAGGGAATTGGTCCTCGTAACCCAGAACAGAAATGTTTATTCAATATTCTTAATGACAGAAACATTACCATTGTTTATGCTGGTGGTAAATTCGGAACAGGTAAAAGCTTTATTATGAATAACTTTGCTTTGCAAGAAGTGGAGAGAGGAAGAATAAAGAAAATTGTCTATGTTCCTAACAACTCATATACAGAGAATACTATTGACATCGGTGCTTTGCCTGGCGAGCTACTTGATAAGGTAGCTGGACAAATCGGTCCGCTTGTAGACTTGGTGGGTATCGACAAAGTACAAGATATGATTACTCATAATCAGCTTGAGGTTGTCAATATGGGTTCTATCCGTGGTCGTAGTTTCAGCGACTCAATCATTATAGTGAATGAGGCTCAAAACTTAACAGAAGACCATATTAAATTACTTATAGGAAGAGTAGGTGAAGGTTCTCGTATCTTTTTCGATGGCGACTTAAAGCAAGCAGATAGCGCCGTTTTTAGAAACAGAAATGGTTTAAAGTTACTTTTAAATTTAAGAAAGTCTCCCATTTACTCTCGTATATTTGCGACAGTCCAGTTAAAATTAACAGAGCGTAGTTTGACAGCTCAGGCTGCTTCTTACCTCGACGAATTTACGGGCGGCATTTAAGGAAAAGGGCGACGAAAGTCGTCCTTTTTTATTGACTTTTAACCAAATAATGTTATAATATTTATAGAATTAAAAGAAAAGGGTGAAGAAATGGCTAAGCGTATACCTGATGAAATTATATAGAAAATTCCTATTCTTTATAAAGAGTACGGAGTAAAGAATAAAGTAGCTGAAGAGCTTGGTATCTCCGTGTCAAGTGTCTCTAAATATTTAACAATATTTGAAGCCGCGCCACAAGAGAAAGAACCTAAGAAGAAAACAAAGATAACTCCAGAGGTAATTGAGCAAATCAATAAAAGATATTCTGAATGTAAGAATATGTCACAAGTGGCAAGAGAATTAGGAATATCACCATCGACAGTTAAGAATTATCTTTCAGAAGAAAACCTTCAGCTTAAACAAATTGAATGTGATGATAGAGACGCTCTCTGGTTTTATATTTTCAGATTGTTTGGTAAGCACTCTGATGATAAGCCAGTAAGTGATTGGAATATCACACAAATGCAAAAGTTTCGTAAGCAGGGGATGCCCTATAGAGGACAACTTCTAACTTTGAAATGGTTCTATGAAGTAAAGAAAAATTCAAAGGAAAAATCCAATGGAAGTATTGGAATAATTCCATTTGTTTATGATGATGCTCGACGTTATTATGAAAAGCAAGCAAAGAAAGCTGATGAAATTGGACAAGCAATTCAGAAGCAACTTGAACAGGACAGAATTGAAATCAAGTATAATCCAAGTGACTATATCGGCAAGAAGACCCGTCGTAAGTTAATCGACTTAAACGAGATAGGAGAGTGATATAGTGATTTAGGTTGACAGAAGAACAATTATTCAAATTCTCGGTAGTTTGATGTGCCGCCCTGAGCTTTTAAGTGATGTCGATAAATATCAGCTTGAGCCGACAGATTTTAGTCAGCAACTTGATAAAATGATATTTTCAGCAATCTATAATTTGTTTGCGGGCGGCGCAGAAAGAATACATACGATAGATGTTGATACTTATTTATAGACAAATGAGGTTGCAAAAAATCTTCTCGAAAAGAATAATGGATTAGCTTTTATTCAAGACTGTGAAGATTTAGCAGACCCCGCAAACTTTCAGCTTTATTACAATAAACTCAAAAAGATAAATCTTCTTAGAGATTTATAGAAGAACGGCAGAGATATTTCTCCATTCTATTGTGAAGACCCATTAAATGAGAAATATGCCGAAATCAATGAACGTTTTGAAAAAATGACCGCTACTGATATATTTAATAGTCTTCGAGGAGAACTCGCAGATTTGGAAAATAAATATGTTATTAATAGCGTTGTTGAAGAAAGTAATGCCGCCACAGGTATTAGAGAATTGATTAAGAACCTGAAAGAAACTCCTGAAATTGGTGTTCATCTTCAGGGAGAAATATTCAATACTGTGTGCCGCGGTGGCAGAAAAGGAAAGTTATATCTTCGTTCAGCGGGTTCTGGCGTTGGTAAAACTCGTTCTATGGTTGGTGATGCTTGTCAAATAGCTTATCCAGTCAGATATGATACTAAGTATCAGAAATGGGTTTATACTGGTGAGCCAGAGAAGGTTTTGTATGTAATGACAGAGCAAGACCCTGCAGAAATTCAGACAATGATTCTTGCATATCTTACAGGATATAATGAGGATATGTTCTTGTATGGTACTTATAAAGAAGAGCATATGGATAGAATTATGAAGGCAATAGATATTATGGAACGTTATAAGGATTATATGCTATTTGCTCGTATTCCAGACTCTTGTGCTTCAGTTATCAAGAATCTGTTCAGAAGATATAGTTTACAGTACAACGTAGAGAACTTCTTTTACGACTATATCTTCTCTTCTCCTGCAATGCTCAATGAGTATAGGGATTTAAAATTAAGAGAAGATGTATGTTTAAGACTCTTAACAACAGCAATTAAGAATTTAGCTGTTGAGCTGGATGCTTTCATAATGTCAGCTACGCAGTTAAGTGGAGACGATGACCCAAAGGGAGGATTTAAAGACTTTAGAAATATTCGAGGTTCTAAGGCGATTGCCGACCTTGCTGACTTTGCCGCGATACGTAGACGACCAAGTCCAGAAGAACTCCAGCTTGTTGCTGATTTTGAAAAGCGTTATAACTTTAAACCAAATGCTATTACAGACGTGTTTAAGAATCGTCGTGGACGTTGGACTATGATAAGTATTTGGTCAGCTGTAGATTTGGGAACGTTAAGAACAGTTGATTTATTTGTAACAACTCCAGACTATAAACCTATCCAAGATTTCCAAATCGTTAATTTTATATCTGGTGATATGAATAAGAGAAGGGAAATGGAAGAGTTTTATAATGACGGTGTATTAACAGATGAAATGGCGGATGAGTTGTTAGCTAATCTTGAAGCACAAATGCCAAAGACAGTAACAGATTCAATCACCGAAGCATTTGGTGACGTAAAGGAAACTAAAGAAAGGTTGAAGAATTTGGACTTCGATGATTTATTATGAGAATTGATTTAAAGAAAGTTGAACAGGAGCTAACTCCAGAAAGAGTCATTGAGCTGGTAACTGGCCTCGGCGCTGACAGATATGAAGAAAAAAATGATTACATAATCTTTCCGACTATCTGTCATAACGAGGAAGCCTCTGAAGCAAAAATGAAATTATATTACTATAAGCGTAATCATAAGTTTCATTGTTATACAGATTGCGGAGAGAACTTTAACATCTATCAGCTTTTTGAAAAGCGTTATGAACTTCTTGGAATTGAATACGATTTCTATAAAGATATTGTATTAAAAATAGTTGACGGTATCAGCTTTCATCAATTCCAAGACGGGTTTGGCTCTAAATATAAAAGTCTTGAAGATAGATATACAAGACAAGAAACTATCGTTGAAATAAAACCTATTAAAAAAAGCTTATTAAATATATACAGTTTCTATGCAACTATAGAGTGGTTGAATGACGGCATTAGCGAAGAAGCTATGAAAATATTTCACATTCTATATGATGTTATTCATAATAAAATAATTATACCACATTACGATGAAAATGATGAGTTAATCGGCATAAGAGGCCGCGCCCTCAATGATGAAGATTTGGTATATGGTAAATATATGCCGGTATCAATAGAGGGAAAAATGTATGCTCACCCTCTCGGTTATAATCTTTACGGTTTGAATATGAATAAAGAGAATATCCGAAAGAAGAAAATGGCAATTATATTTGAAGCTGAGAAATCAGTTCTTCAATATGAAACTATGTACGGACGTGAAAATAATATTGCAGTTGCAGTATGTGGTAGTTCAATTTCATATTATCAAATGCAATTATTATATGACCTCGGTGTTGAAAGAGTAATCGTAGCTTTTGACAGTCCTTCAGTTATTAACTGGGAGGAGCTGGATAAACATTACAATAAACTGAAGAAGTTATGTGAAAGATTTGTATATAAGTGTAGAATGGGATTTGTTATTGACTATAAGAATATCCTCGGTGCGAAAGATAGTCCTACTGATTTAGGCAAGACCGCGTTTGAGGAAATTATGAAACGCCCGATTTGGCTAAATTAAGGAGGATTTGAATGAAGTATATAAGAAAGACAAGTAAAGATATAACTCATGACTTCTTATCTGAATTACTTGCAGATAGAAATATGAATTTTGGTGAGAATCCCACCTTATTCTTCCATCCAAGCTGGGAAAATGAGCTTCCCTCAACAGATTTGGATAATATATAGGAAGGTTATGAGTTACTTAAGAAGCATATATGTAATGGTAGCAAGATGTTCATATGCGTTGACTCAGACGTTGATGGATTTACAAGTGCCGCCTTAGTATATTGTTTCTTAATGAACACCTACGGGGTTAAGTATTAGATTTCAATTGACTATCATGTTCCAGAAGGAAAGGAGCACGGACTTCGCACTCTTATGGATATGTTCACAAAGGAAAAGATTTGTGACTTAATCATACTCCCCGATAGTTCAAGTAATGACTATGAGGAACATAAGATATTAAAGGATATGGGATATGATATTCTTGTACTTGACCACCACGAAGCTGACCACTATAGCGAAAATGCAATCGTCATTAATAATCAGCTTTCAAAGAATTATGAGAATAAGTCTTTAAGTGGTGTAGGAGTTGCGTATAAATTCCTTGAATATTTTGAACACGCTTTTGAAAGTGATTTAATTTCTACTATGGGCGAAGAAGGAATATATGAAGCAGAAGGTTGGGAACCTCATATTCAGGATTATATTGACCTCGTAGCACTTGGAGAAATAAGTGATATGATGAATATGAATACTCTTGAAAATCGTTGGTTCTGTGAAGAAGGACTTTCTCATATAAACAATGGTTTCTTTAAGGAACTTGTTGCTAAGCAATCATATTCATTGGGTGACGGTCCGCTCACACAAATCGGAATTGCTTTCTATATAACACCACTTATAAACGCTTTAATCAGAGTTGGCTCTGATTTAGAGAAGGAAAGATTATTTGAAGCATTTCTTATGCCGGAGAAGATAGTTCCTTCTACAAAGCGAGGAGAAAAAGGACAGACTGAAACTCTTGCAACACAAAGTGCAAGAAATTGTGTAAATGCTAAATCTCGTCAGAAGCGTGAAATGGATAAGGCAACTCAGTTACTCGATGTGCAAATTATTAACAATGACCTTGATAATAATAAAATCCTTATTCTCAATGCAGATGACTTAAATGTTTCAACAACATTAACTGGTCTTTGTGCTATGAACGTTGCAGCTGCACATAAGAAGCCAGTTATGTTAGGAAGAATAAGTCCTGATGGATATTTAAAGGGCTCAATTAGAGGCCGCGGCGAGTCAGAATTGAAGGACTTCAGGGCTTTCCTTCTTGAAAGTGGCCTTATGGATTATGTAGAAGGACACGGTAATGCCGCAGGTTTCAGTATTAAGCAGTCAAATGTTGATAAACTTACCGCATATGCAAATGAGAAGTTGAAAGATATTAACTTTAATGAAGGATACTATGAAGCTGATTTCGTAGTTCAAGGCAATTGTTCATATCTCGCCGATATGATTACAGACCTTGAAAGAG